CACAGAATCTTTTTGCACCTGTTGTATCACCATCGGGCCAACCTTTTTTGGCTATACAAACATATCGTTCTGCGTACAATAGTAGTAGTAATAAACCTACTTTAATCTATAAAGGTTCTTTGAATAGTAGATTAGATGGAGATACTTTTACCGCAAGAATAGCAGCAAGAGCATTTAACGGTGCTACAACTAACAACGGTAAAATTGACTTAAATCTACTTTTTGAATTAGGTTTTGAGTCTAGTGATTTTCCTACTGGTAGTATTTCTAACGGATTCGGGGGAAACCCTGCAATAAGCAAAATTATTGATTTGGATAGTGGTAGTACAATAGAATATGATGCTTTAGGGCTTGAATACATAGGTAATAATACAGCACAAAATGTCATTAATGATGATACATGGATAGATTTCGATTTTGTTATGAATTATACAGCACAAACTTATGATGTATATATTAACGGGCAGAAAAAAATTACAGGCACAGCGTTTGACGAAACAAGAACAGCAGAAAATATGTATGGATTTCAACTAACATTACAACCTAAGTCGGGTAGTAGTAGTAGTACAACCCTTATGGTAGATAGGGTAGGTTTAGTTAGGTATCTAACAGACGCAGAAGATTACTCAAGTTATGAAACACCTATACAGTCTTTAAAAATTACTTATCCCTTAAATGGTTTTTCGACTGCTAATTTAGAAATAAATGATATGCCTAACTACGAAAGCGGGGGTACAGAAAACCTAAACTTAGGTATGAGAAAACAAGATTATTTATTAAACCTTAAAAGTATTTTTTCTTCTTCAACACCTGTAGATTGGTCTTTGTTAGTTTTTGGTAGCCAAAACCCTAGAATAGATAGGCCGGTATGGAGAGGTGTAATAAATACTATGAGTATAAAACAAAAGGGTAGAGATAGAAGTATAGATTTAAACGCTACCGATAATATAAGCCTTCTTGATAGACAAGTACCTCTTTGGGAAATAGGCCAAAAAGGCATTAATGATTCCGAAAACGCAGTAACAGAATATTGGCTTTATGACGCACAGGGCTTTAAGAGTATTATGAATCTAGGTACTTTACCCCTAAAAGTATTAAGTAGTAATATCGGTTTTGATGTAGACGATTCTTACGAAGAGACTTCCAATCAAAGAATGCAGTTAGGTTCAAGCCATCCTATACAGATGTATAATAACGAAAGTGAAAAAGGCCCTAATAGTTTAGAAGAACAATACGAAGGTATAAATGTAGATACTTTTCACGAAACTTTAATTACAGGTACTAAAAGGACTACGATTGAAGTACCTTCGGGTCATGGGTATACTACAAGTAGTAATATTACTATAACAGGTTCAAATAATTTTAACGCAAGTGGTATAAATCCTGTATTTCCGGTAGGCACAACATCACTAAGTTTTTCACAAAGTGATTTACCTTTTGGTGCTAGTCAAATAGGAAACGGAAGTATAATTTACGCAGGTAAATATACAGGTGTAGATTTTGATACAAGTATTCCTAATAGTATAACAGAGTATGGTAATTGGCAAATATTAGTGGCTTCACAGTTTCCAAAAAGTACTGACCCAACATCAGAATATGTCACATTTTTCTTTGATGCCGACCCCGCACTATCTTCGGGAGATGTATTTTATGTAAATAAATTAACAATTGGTAGTGCGACAGAAACTACACAAAGCGGTAGGCACGTTGTTGCATCTACTAAAAAAACTTTAAATTACTTTAATGTTAATACTTTAACTAGCGTATATATGTGGTGCGTCACAACGAAAACAACATATACAGGCGGTGAGTTTGGTACATATACAAGCAACACAGGACTTAAGACACTTAATGATAGAAAGGAATGGACTAGCGATAAGGGAGTAATAACACCCGCACCTTCGGCATTTACAGCAGCCAAATACAGAACACTACACGCTAGATGGATGCGAGATTTACCTAACTCTCTTTGGTTTCAATATCACTATGGAAACATAAAAGAAACCGAAATAGGCTCTTGTGATTATACAGGTATAGATACTACTAATTACAAATGGGTGCAAATAACTTCTGCTCTCTATACGACTCTTTCTAATGCAGGTAAAACAAGTGGTGTAGCCCAAATAAAAGGTAAGTTTTCTACTAACTCTCACATGAGATACCAATTTATTTATCAAGGTATTCAATCTAGTGGTGGTAATTATTATCTTGTGGGCTGTAAATATATAGATTATGTTGCTACTTCGGTAGCCAATTTAAGTGGTAATTTTAAAGTAGATATATTAGACATATCAAACGATTATAAACATCTTTGGTTGCTTTGGGCTGACATGAGAAATAACGGTAAGGCTGATGCAGACGGTAGTTTTAGAAAAAAGGACTTTGGTTTACAATACCCTACATCGGAAAACTACGATGTTTCTTTGTATTATGTAGACCAAACTGATACTAACGGAGATATAGATAAGTTTGCATCTTTGAAGGTAGGAGAAGATATAAATATTTGGAATGTTGATGCGACAAATGAGCCTGTTAGTGGGGCTGCGTTTTCTAAGACACCCGATTATTCTTTAGGAGAAGAAGTATCAAGTTTTACTTATGGGGCAAATCAATTAGTAATAGAAGGTCTTACAGAATCAAGATACACAGTAGGTTCTTATGCTACCGTATATAATAGTCTACATTATGATGGTACTTATCAAATAGCATCTATTAGTGGTACAAGCAATATTACCTTAAAAGGTGTTACCGCAGGTACAAATACTAACGCAGCAGTAGGTAATATTATGGTAGCCCCCGCAGCAGCCTCAGAAAAAGAATTAGACACCAAATATCACGATTGGGAAGATAAGGCGGGGTCATTTTTAGTTATAGATTCTTCACCTTTCTTTAACCTTAATACTTTAGTAAATAAAGGCACAACAGGTCAAATCTCCGGTGGTAATACTAACTTAGGTGATTATGTAGCAACGGTACATGGTTTCCCTTCTTTGATAGATAACTACTATGCGGAAGCAATCTCTTCTTACAAATCAACGGCTACGCCCTATCAAGAACACCCTAATACTAGAAGGTTGTTATCTGATGTGACATTTGCAGATGAGGGTTTGTTTATTGGTGATGCCGGAATACCCGTAGAAGATACTACTAATTTTTCAGATAGGGGAACAGGTTTAATACAAGCAGATTTAGAAGGTTCGGATGATACCCAAGAATTATATTTTTGTTGGACAGGTAAACTAAGTACAGCAGTTTCCAATACAGCGATAGAAGTAGATTCTTCGGACAGCCCTAGTTATCCTACACCTAACACAACACTTACTAAATCGGGAGAAACCTTTGTAACAAAAGGGGTTACTAACGGTATGGTTATAAAAAATACTACGAATACTACAAGGCACAATATATTATCGGTAGTAGACGAAGATACAATAATTGTTAGTGGTACTTGGACTTCTGACGCTTCTAACACAGATGACTATACAATTCCGGTACAACTAAGTAATGTGTATATAACATCTGCTACAACTGTTTCCGATTCCTTGAAAGATACACCATCTGAATTAGAAACATTTTTATGGAGTCAATATGTCTATAATTGGGTTAATGATAATAGTAATCTAGGAGTAAAAACAAGTATAAGAATAGCAGGTACTACAATAGATGCTTCTTCAATAGCCGTACACACTACTGTTAGTAGTGCTTTTATGTTAAGGCTACTTATGAATGTTAAGGGTGATGTAAAAAGTGAAAATAGCGGTAGTTTTTATGATAGTGATAAGTTTAGATTACTATGGTCTGCCGCACTTATGGATTCTTGGTTGCCTAAGACTAGATTATCATGTGCTTTTGACATAAATAATATACCTATAACTTCTAATATGACTACCGATGGCACTACTACGAACAACGATACCTACGGAAGTACCGTAGATAGCCGTACTAAGACGATTCTAAGCACGATAAATGATATTAGGTCTAAGAGTGGCTTCGGCTCAAAAAACGGCCTTAAAACAACCTTTTCTTACTTAGTCGGTAGAGATGGTAGAATAGAGTATAGACCCAAATACAATAGTGGGTTAGTTTTCACTAGAGAAAACCTAAAAATATCTGACCTAAAAACACAAGTAGCAGGTCAAATAACAAATGTTCGTGTTTACTATAATAATTCACAGGCTTTTGTTGATTATCCCGCTACAAATCTAACAGATACTACTAGATGGAAAGTATTAGAGTACCCAAACATAACATCAAGCATAGAAGCCGAATCAGTAGCGAAGAAAACATACAACCAAAACCAAGAAACCCGTATGTCTATAACAGCAGAACCTATCCTAGAGGGTGCGACAGAAAATAAAATGATTGATAGTGGTAGATTTGGTTATATTTCTGACCCGCAAATCGCCTTACAGGGTTATGGTGATTATGATTCCGGTAATACTAATAAAGGTAATTCTTGGACTAGATTAGGTACAGGTGGTGTTTTGTTTTCCGGTATGACTAACGGACTAGACGGTAATATGAAAACCTCTACCGATATACACAATAGACACGGTAATTCTGCCTTTACTCATACTGCTAGTGATGTGGCTTGGGATGATAACTACTATTGGTATGGCTCTAAATCACTTAGTTATGCTTTACAGGTTGTTCATGTACCTAATTTTACCCCAAAAATAAGTAGTGCTACCGGAGAATCACTAAGAGTCTTTATATCATTAAAAACTCAAACTTCTACAATAGATGATTGCGAGTTTACAATACATCTTGCTGATTATAGTTTCGCCAATGATAGAGATAAAGCACCTACTTTAGCAGCGAACCAAGCAACTTCTAAGGATGTAAAACGTAGTGGATTCTATGAAATAGATATACCTAGTGGATATGGTGCAGTAGCAAACGCAAAAATAGTAGTTAGTTTTAACGCAGAATATTGTCGTGCTTTACTACGTCATAGATGTGGCGACCCCGATAGTGCTAATATCTTAAAAAACGCTAACTCTATACAAGGTATAACTTTAACAACAGGAAATGTAAATAGTATCTTCCCTCTAGGTGGTAGAGAGTATTCAGAAATGTTTGGTGGCTTTACGGTAGAAAGAAATGAATGGTACGCACCAAGAATAAATATTACTAATGACCTATCTTACATACCCGCTACCTTTGTTTCATATACTGACGCAGGTATAGGTTTAGATACAGCCACTACTTTGACTATACAAGAAGTTTCGTGGGATATAACGGCAAGTAAAAAGGAAAATGTTTCTTTTAAGTTAGAAAGAGATGAGTCTTTAAGAAGTGGTGGGGTAATGGGTTACTTATTCCCTACTGACGGAAAAACTAGACAGGTAGGAAATCAAGATTCAAGAGGGTATGTCCCTGCCGCACCGGAACAGACAACAACAATAACGCCACCCATAACAACGCCTTCACAAGATATTAACCAAGACGGACAGAAACCCGAAGGTGGTGCAGACGATAATGGTAAAGGTGGGGCTGATAGATTAGACTTTGACCCGAATCAAGGTATAAATAAAATTAGTAAAACAGCCTATGGTAATATAAAAGGTAGGATGTCTTTGATAAATGATAATCTTAGTCATAATTCTAAGTTTAGTATCTTAGGACAACAGAAACCACCCAAAGTACCAAGTATATTAAAGGGTATAGAAGGTATGGATGTGGACATATCTGCCGCAAGCGGAAATGCTTCTGTAACTTCTGACGGTTACGCTTTAGCAGGTAAAGGTAGGGTTGATTTACTAAACGAAAGTGCTACTACCACTACTTTTGAATCCACACTACAAACTGAGTTTGTTATACCTGTTGATGTAATAGATAAAAGTATTCTAATACAAGGAGAAATAACCCACGCAGCAGGTTCAACATTAAACAAAACAGCAATATTATACACTACTGTTACCGTACAAGAAACCGGAGAATCAGTATCAAATACCTGCGAAATAAAAACTAATACAGAAAATAGGATAACTGAGTTGATACCACAAACAATATTGACAGGTTTAGAATCTGGTAATAAATTAACCGTAAAAATAACAAGAAAGGCAGCCACAGGTAATGATAACTCGGATAGAAATAGTGTTATCCTTAAAAATATTGACGTAAAACTAAATAGGGCTACTGCACCTGTTAGGGGTACTTCTAATAGTTTCGGTGTTCAGTAAGGCTCTCTCAATCCTAAAATTGTTTGTGCTTTAAGTCTACCTAGACCCTTTATTTCCATAATAGATTTCTGCGTAGTCCTACTTCTTAGTATTTTAGGTATGCTACCAAACTCTTTTAGTAAATCTTCTGCATTCTGTACAGAAATACCTTTAAGGGAACACAAAGCCGCTACTCTTGGGTCTAAATTACTCATTTCAGCAGCACTTCTTGTTTCTTTTTCCATAACATTAAGTCCGGTGGCCTCTTTTACTTGTGTTTGTGTATGATTTATTACTAACCATTCAACAAAATCATCCATAGTAGTCAATTCCATATACTTAATTTTAGGGAATCTTTGGTAAAATGTCATTTTGAATTGTTGATTTACTTTTTTCATCCTAGACATTTCTACGGCTATCTGTTTTGCTGTCGGCCTACCACCATGAACGTATGGTTTTAGTTTAGTACCATAGACTACTAACATAGGGTTATCGAAATCTTCTTGTAATTCTCTTAATTGATGTACTATTGTTCTACCATTTCTACCTAGACCTAAGATACTACGGTACAAATCATTTATTTCTTTTGCCTCAATTCCCCACGAACCTATCCTATAGTCGGAAGAAGCCATCCGTAAAACTTGGGTGTTTTCTTCACCTAATCTCATTAACAACTTATTAATTACTTTGGGGTTTTCTCGGTCATCTATCAGAAGCACAATTGGTACAGTATTATTACTCTATTTAAGAGGATTGTTTTTCCATACTACAATTCATACATACAGGCGGCATATTTTTAGGATAAAGGAAACCTAATCTACTTTTACAGAAATTACATTCTTCATTTATTACTTCAAAAAATACTCTTGAGTGTTTGGGTGTTCGCATCATATTATTTTCTCCTTGTGCCGTCATCTCTCCAACAAGATGCTTCGCATAATCCTCTTGTCTGTAGCCACGAACATGAGGGTGTTCTCTCATAGTTAAGTAGACTTCTAACGTGCTTTCTACTTGTGTACTCATTGAAGTCTCTCCATCCTAATGTGGATATAAAATCTATAATCTCTTCGGTAATATCATTTTTTTGTTTTACCGTTAATGTACTAGGGTGTGCAAACCACCTAAGATTCTCATACAAATGTTGTGCCAACGCTATTCTTACCTCATGTCTAGGATTCTCATGCCTCATAGCATTGTCTATACATGGTGGTATTGGTATCTGACTAGCAGAAGTTATATTTCCGTCAAAACTACCCGTAATAGGTAGGTATTCTACTTGTAAAGGATTATTAGCAATCCATTTTATAATACTGAAGTTTGATTGTTTTTCTTTTCCCTTAAAAGGGTCATTGATTCTAAGAGATGCGTTAGGTCTTTCCGGTATCTTGTAACCTAAAGGGTCTGCTTTGAACGCATCTAAGTCCACATTAACAGCCCACTTCTTTCTAGTAGTATTGTATGTATCGGGTATGCGTGTAAGTTTAAGGGGATGACCTACGCCATCTAGTGTTTTTAACCCCTTAGCGACCTCTCTCTCGTACCTATCAACGTGCTTGGCTATGGTAGTACCAATGACATTTTTATCGAACATCTGATGGATATGAAATCCTCTACCTGTAAAGACTAACCTTACATCTCCCTTAAGTCTATTTAGTAAAACTGCTACATCTCTTTTTACATCATCTAGAGTACCACCTTCTACAATATCAAAATCCCACCATGCTCTATCCATGATGACCGTTTCGGGGTCTACTTTCCAAGACATATTAGGGTGCATTTGTTGAAAACTATACAGAGATGTATAACAAGAAGATTTACCGTTAATACTTTTAACGTAAATATCATATTCCTCTTGAGATTTACAAATCTTACGTCTAAGACCAATCTCTCTAGGAAAACTAAGCATAAAATCACTCTTCTTTCTTTTGTTTATTACCACATTTACAAGTAACTACGGTAATTTCTTCGGGGTCTGCCCCTTCTTCACCTGTTACTCTCCACATCAAATCTTCATCAGCCCAAGACTCACTAGCACCGCAAGCCGCACATACATTAATTCTATTCATTCCATTCACCTAATCCATTATCAACGTACCCTGTCATTTCTGACTCACAATTCATGTTAAACTCACACCACAAGGGGCAAAAATAGTCATTCCAATTCATAGGGTACTGTTGGATTACTAGCGACTCAATAGTGCTACTTAATGATTCCGAGAAAGCATTTATACTTCGCTTGTTTATCTTCTCAAGAATAGCAATTCCACGCTCTGCACCCAACCACAAACTTTTACCTCTCTTGTTTCCTTCTAACAATAATTTATCATTACCATCTTCGGGTATTTCATAATCGGGAGAGATATACATAAAATGTGTTATAGGTTCATCGTACCCTAGTTTACTCAAAAGCCTAGAGTAGTAGACCAATTCCTTTCTAGTCCTACCTAGTTTACCCATATTCATTTTACCTGTTTTCAATTCCATGAGAATTAAACCACCATCGGGGTGTCTAATAACACCGTCAATCATACCAACCCAAATAATATTGTAGCCGTTGTATTCTTCTGCTACTTGATGCTTAACTTCTGCCTCTACTATATCGAAGCCGCCCATGTCATGTGCTATCTGATGTAATAACATATTGAGGCTATCCACCCCTACATCATCATCTACGCCTTCTTCTATAGCAGCACTCATTATTTTATCAGAGCCTTCTAGTAGACCTATCTCCATTACCTTGTGTATTTTACCACCACGAATGGCGGCCTCACTAGGTGGTGGGCTAGGTATATCCGCTATATACCGCCAATAAAATTGTCTAGGACACATCATGTATGTCATCAAAGATGATTTACTTATTCTCAGCCATTTCTTTTCTGTAGGTCTGTATGAAGAATCAATACTCTGCTCTTGTGTCGCTTTCATATAATCACTCTTCTTCTGTTGTGCCGTTATCCCAATCATCAACAGTAGTTTGTGAAGTATCATGGACTAAACCACCACCACACATAGGGCAGGTACTTTCTACAGGTAATTGAGACAATAATGGCCTCATAACTTCTTCATCACATTCCGAGCAAGACAGAGTATCTGTTTTACCTAAGTCCTGTAGTAGTGCGAAGAACATCGTTTGTAGTTTTGCATAATCAAAACTAACCTGTTCAAAGGCATTTACTACACCCTGTGTCAATTGTTCTTGTTTCTGTTGTAATTCTCTTATATCGCTTGCGTTAGACATTATTTACCTCTCCTTTTCCTACGGTTATATAGTTATCTATAACCACTTCATCCCACTCATACCTTCTAAAGAGTTATGTATAGGTTGAATATCCCATTGGGCTAAATTGTAATAAGGCTCTATTTTATTTAAGATAAATCTTTGTGCAAGAATCTTATTACCTATTTTTGTTACACCGTCTATATCAGACGGGTCATCGAATGCTATGTATTTACCATTTTCATTTATGGTAACTTTGAAGAATGAACCCTTTCTATATCCTTTACCTAGATATTCGTTAGCCCAAGCCGCACCTGCGGAAGAACCCGATAGTACCTTATAATCATCTAGGTTTCTTTCTAGTTTACCCTTCATACATAGGTCAGAGGGGTCTACTTTTCCCTTAACTACATCATCAACAAGAGAGGATATACTTTGTGTGATTTGTTTTTGGTCTGTACCATCTAATATCCCATCAATAACTGTATTCATACACAATTTCATAACGCTAGGCATTCTCGACTGTTTTAATTCGATGCCCTTAACATAAGTCTTGGGGTCATGGTAAGAACCATCAGTCCAAGTTACTTTTCCCGCATATCTATTCTTAGCCATAATTAACATACTAGGACACCACTTTTCAAACTCGGTTTCTATCGGAGACATTTCTTGGTTTATTTTTTCTAGTGCCTTAACACCATCTTCGGGGTTATCTATGTTACAGAATATAGAATCTGTATGCCCGTAGTAGACCTTGAAGCCTATATCCTCTGCGTGATACATTAATTCCTCAAGAGTATTCCTTGATGTATATGTTATAGCAGATGCTACTTCGGGATGATAAAAACCATACTTAGAATCACCTGCTACACCATACATAGATGCCACAAGAGACTTACAAGCAAACTGCATTATATCCCATTTGTTTTTCTTCTCTAGTGTGTCACTCATCATCATCTTAAGTTTGTTTTCATTCCGTAGATAAGTCATATCATCCATCAACCTACACAATAAACCTTTTTCTTTTACGTTAAACTTACTACCGTTACCACAATCCTCGCCTTCGGGGTCTAGTGTGTCCCAAGATATACCATACTTGTGTACGTTACTGTGATACATAGCCTTTATATCTAAGATACCTACGTTTTCATATACACCTACTTCGGGTTCTAAGACGTTAGCCCCGTCATAAGGTGTGTAAGGAAACTGTGGTTGTGTAGGTATTCTCTTATCAAACTTTTCATCCTTCAACGCTAAACTTGTGAACATCTTAGTGATAAAAGGTGTGGAACGCAGGTCGCATTGAACAACGTGTTGTAATGCAGTATAGTAATCTAAAGCATTTACTTTTAAGTCAAGTCTAGGTAGTAACCTTACGTCTTGTCTACAATAATGTACATACAATGGAAGGTCTGAATAATAAGTATCGTGTCCATCGGGTAATTCAATTTTCTTTTCCCCCAAAACTTCGTTAGCAACATCGTCTAACTTGTAAGACGGTAATTTACCGTTTTTCAATTCCCATATTTTAGAGAACGCTATCATCAAATCTATACAGTTTCTACCTACGATTGGTTGTTCCCAATCACCAAACTTGTATCTAATTCTTCTCATAGGAGATAGTGTGGCGGGATTAAGACCGCAAGCCCTACTTCTCTCTACTATTGTTCTAATGTCAGCCCCAACGACATACCATCCTGTGATAATATCAGGGTCTTGTCTCTTCATGTGTCGCAAGAAATGAATAAGCATATCCCTTTCACTACCAAATCCGAGTGCAGGGGTAGGGTATTCGTAATCACCGTATGTATCGAACCTTTTAGGCTCGCCATCAGCCAAACCTTCTTCTTTAATAGAAGGGCATACAAACCATACATATTCATTTTCGGTAAAATTATCATAAACTACTATCACCCTCATTTGGTTTGTTGCGGGCGACCATTCACAATCAAGATACCAAGTCCTATGTTTATAATTTTCAAAAGGTTTGTTATCTTTTTCTTTTAGCCTATCTATAAGTACACGATTAACATAAGGTACATTTGCTTCCCACGTTGTCCCGTAATAAGATAGATTCCTCAACTCCGAGTTATGCGAAACAACAATCTTAGTTAAATCTTCCCCATAAAGACCTGTATAACCATCTTCTTTTCTTATACAATCTTCTACATAAGGGGCATTATCAGTCTCAATAAAACAGTACGGATAGTGGCCTTTGATTGACTCGGTTTTTCTATTACCTTGTGCATCTCTATACCTCACCAATACTTCTCTACCTTTGCCTTGCTCTACTATCATAACTATTCCACCTAATCTTACGGTTATAATCTTTTAATTCCATCCAACATTTCTTGTGTAGTCTACGTGTACCCCAATCATTGTGTGTTGCCTTCCCATTTTTACGAGATGTACCAATAGGCACTAAAGGTTTACCACAATGTTCACAATTACTCATGGTTTCTACCCCTACTTCTTGTAGGTATATCGTATTTATTCAACCATTGATTGATAGCGGCAGGTGTAATACCGAATTGGTCTGCTATGTCGGCCATACTTCTTTCCATCTCGGTGTATTCTTTATCTAGCCATATTCTATCACGGTACAATGGGTCTAATTCCTGTCTAACCTTTATGGATGCTACATAATTTTCGCCATTTTTACCCTTAAATGTAAATGTAGTAAGACCATCCGATTCTGTTTCGGGGTTGGGTACGCAAACATCGAAGTAAGGTATAGTGTACCATGTAGGGTAATCTACATCATCAGATACCGGATATGCCTTCACATCTAAAGTTATAATCATATATATTCATCTCCTAGTAGTGCTGATTGGAAAATAAAGTCTCCATCACCTAAAGTTATAAGCAACTTAACGCCTTGTTCCCATTGTGTAAAATCAAAAAAGTATAAGTTTATTTTACCGTTAATGTTAGCAAATAGATTATTGAAACCACCTTGATAGGTAGCCGTAAAAGGCCATTGTGTGCTTCTCCTATCCAACTCATATTCTGTTCTACCTTTTAATTCCTTACCAACGACAACACTAAGTCCGTTTTCATCTCCCTTAAAAGTGAATGTGTTTAATTTTTGTCCGTTCATTTCATCACACCTAACTGCTTCAAATAAACGTACTGCATCTATTGATTCCCAAGAACAAGCAGGTTGTAAGATACTACCATCATTCATAGTATACCCTATTTCATTACCTACATTTAGTTTTGCGGCAAATGTTATTGATGTATTAGACCACTCATTCAATGTGGTAGGACTATGTGGGAAAGCCAAAGCATTCTCGGAAGCAGTAAGCGTTGTTTGCTTGTACTTAGACTTTAGTTTTAACTTATCATTATCATAAGTTAAGGTCAAAGCATTTCCATGATACTTTAGTATTCCCAACATAGTCTCTATGTCGCTAACAGGTATTTTGGCTTCTCCTGTAGATGGTATCGAGAAGATACCTACAGATGATACACCATCTTTAGTGAGAGAACAAGTAGACATTCTACCACCTACGGCATTCAACATACAAGCCGAAACTTGTGGTATATTTTTACCGGAAATGGTTTGTCTACGTTGTGTACACCTTAGCAACCATATCAACGATTGTGTATCTACGATAGATTGCATATTATCACCTCACTCATTCAAGAAAGGTAGTCCTGTCCACTCTACCTTCCCGCTTTTCACCGTCAAAATAGTATGTGTTGTACCTACATACTCCATGTTCTTACCTTTCATTTCCTCAATAGTACCTTTGATAGCCCACTCACCATCGGCTAAGGTTTTATCGCCCTTAACACCTGCGGCTACGTCTGCCTTTTTCATGTATCTATTTAGGAAAATCTGTTGCGAAAACTTACGCATAGTACCTTTATCCCAATCGGGTCTATCACCGACTGTCATTAGTACTTTCTTACCTGTGCCGTCATCCATATACTGCTGTACAGGTTTTAGGTGGAAGGTAAAGAATACTTTAGGTACAGGTAAAGCGTGAATCCTAGTTAGAACATTTCTGTTCATACGATTACGTTCTCGCCATTCTTTTTGGTTAAAAGTACCATCTTCTGTTTCAATGATACCACGACTTAGTAGTGATGCTCTCATAGCGTGTTCACACCATTTTAGGAACGTTGAACCACCATCGAATACTACGCCCGCCCAATCATCAGGGTTGGCTGCTACCTCTTCTGCTAGAATATTAACAAACCAATTAGTCTTATCAACCAATGCTTTGTAATCTACATTGTTATCTGCATCAAAGATAGAATCATCTGTTTCATCATGTAGTGGTATTACCATAATATTTTCTGCATCGGGGTAGATATAATCTACGGTAGACTTTGCTGAATTATCTACATCAAATACTGCTACCTTTTTACCTGCTCTGATTTCTGCATCCATCATAGATAGTGCTAGTCCTGTCTTAGCGGTGTTTTCCCAACCTACCAATCCCATACGCAAATCAACAGATTGTGATTTGTTATTCTTAAAGATATTACGGTAGTATTCTTCGTTATACACCACTCCTTGTGGTGCTTCTGTCGTCTTAGTTGTTTGTGGTGCTTGTGTTCCCCATGTCATATTAATACCTCATTTTCTTACGGTTATATAGTTTACTCCTGTGGTGCAATTATAGCACAATCAGTAGTAAGTAGTAGTATAGCGATAGAGAAAGCGGATTCGACAGCGTTGATACTTACACCAACAGGGTCAATAATACCATGAAATCTCAAGTTTTGATATTTTCTTGAAACTGCGTTATAACCTTCGCCTTTTGATTTAACGTAAGCAAGATTTTTCATAGGCTCACCGCTATTAGATAAAATCTGTTTGATAGGTGCTAGGATTGCATCAAAGTATATTTTACCATCCATCTTATCATGTAGTGGTAGAGTTTTCCACCAAATATCCTTAAGTGCTACACCACCACCACATACCACTCCCTGCTTTCTAGCAAGAGTGGCGGCATTGACAGCATCGTCTACACGTTCTCTACGTTCTCTTTGTTCTATGTCGGTAATCCCACCTACTTTAATAGATGCGATACCCGAAGTGAGTCTAGCAATTCTATTCTCTACTATCTCACGCTCAAAATCAGTTTCTACTTGAGTTAGTATTGAGGTAAGATTACCTATGTAATCCTCATCAACACCGTCTTTAATGAATGTAGATGTAGTAGAAGTTATCTCTACTTTATCACAAATACCTAACTCATTTTCTTTTACCTTAATAATACTGTCAAATGAATTGAATACTTTACCACCACATTTCGCTTCTATATCTTGAAGCCAATGGTCTTGAGTATCACCGAAACCTGCCGTCTTAACTATACAGACATTTAATTTACCTTGCATAATATTAACAAGTAAGTTAGGTAGTATGCTTGGGTTATAATCATGGCAAACTATCACTAAAGGCTTACCTGCTTTCATAGATAATTCTAGTGCAGGGACTATATGATTGAAAGTCTCTATTTTTTCTTGCGTTAAAAGTATAGAGGCATTATCGTAAATACACTTCTCTCTATCTGCATTAGCCATCAGTTTATTTACATACCCACTATCCATAACAAGTCCTTCGGTTAAAGACCACGTAGTAGTGCTATCAGAATTGCTTTCTATTATCACATTACCTTCTTCACCTACAGCCAAAAGTGCTTGGTGTATCAATCTACCTAATTCTACATCATTATTAGATGCTACAATACATACATCTAATAAGTCATCAGTATTAACATCAGTAGCCATCTCTTTTAATTCATCTACTATATACTTACACATAGTAGTAAGAGTTTCTTTTATCTTAATATTATCTGTATCATCATCAGCCATCGTATTACATAATGCCTGTGCTAAGATAGTAGCAGTAGTAGTACCATCTCCCGATTTACTTTGTGCTTCGTGAGCGACTTCCTGCATGAGATTAATTCCCATCTGAATATAAGGGTCGGGGTCGGTAATAGACTTAGTGATAGATACACCATCATTAAGGATTAAAGGTAGCCCCGCAGGGTTCTGTATTATTACTGTACCTGCATTTGCACCTAATGTACCTTTGATTGCATTAGCGACTTTGTTTACCCCTAAGAGTAATTTGTCTCTTGCTTCTTCTCCATGTAATATATTTTCCATATTTATACCTCAATAATATCCTAGTATGTGTTCCCAATGTATAGCACTAACTTCATTGTCAAAAGGAATAACCTTTGTGTCATCCACCATGACGGAATAGCCCTCTTCTATGTGAAGAGGTACTAAACCGCCTACGGATAGGACTTGTAGATGGCCTTCAAGAATGAGTCCACCGACAGTTTCCTGTATGGTGTTATGGAGAAAGACGTAATGACCGAATGCCTTCACTCATCCCACCCATCGTTAGTAGAAACTACTTCATCCATGACTGCTATTCTGTCAAAGGCATACCAACCGGAGATAGACATTCTGTCCTCTCCTTCTTTTGTTCGCCATGCCTGACCGTGAAGTAGTACTTTAGTACCAACAGCGAAGTCCACAAGTGAATCTTGTTCACTTGGAATATAAACATCTACGGTTGCTGCCGTAGAAGAAATATCTAAATCAGCACATACTAGAACATATCCGCCATTATCTCTAGGGTCTATGTGTATAACTTCTGCTACAGTAGCGAGGGTTCTATCCCACCAACCTGCATTTCCATTATGTGTGTCGTAGTATTGTCCTAGTTTGTCCAAACCGGAAATCATATTCTCTTGACCGATAATCTGTGGTACAAGTGTCAATGGGTCTGCTGAAAAGATACTTGATAAAGATGGGTCAGATACAAAGATGGAAACTCCATCCTTAGCGTAAGCAGTAGTACCGTTAGCAGCAGGTCTTAATGCAATAGTACCTGTCGTAAAAGTAGGGTATTGCACATCTGCACCTTTTTGTGTTGCCTTAACAGTAAGTAGTTTTAACTCATCATTAGTACCTTGTTTGCGACCAAAGAATAGAGAAGTCCTTTCTCTTTCGTCTTGTGGTCTAGGTCGGCCATACTTAAAGTTAGCATCACCGGATGGGAAAGTCTTGTTATTCTTATCCCATACTACGAAGAAGTGTGTATTCTCATCTAGTTTTTGTGTATGTCGTGGTAATTCTGATACGTCAGCAGTCTCTACACCGTAGAAATCTTCTCTAGCGTGTCTTGTATAAGTACCATCATGGTTATTCTCAAAGAGAACAACCGCACCGGATTCAACCAATACGTTTCGTACATCTTCTGTAGCGGTTTTTAATTGACCGGACATTTTATTGTATAGTATTTTACCCCATTCTTTAGGGCGTGGTACTGAAATGAACATACCTTCATACTTTGTTGCGCCGGAACGAGATAGTCTCGCATTTTCCGTACTAATCATTCTTGCTGCTACTCTTAGTGCAAGAATACCGCAGTCGTCATCAGACTTACCTGCGTTTTTCCAAGCCGCACCCTGTTCTGCTAAGACTGATTCAGCCTTACTACGCAGGGTATCTGCGGCCACATTTACTGTTTTTGCTACATTATTTATCATCGTGTCATCCATATTGGTTTCCTCTGTTTGTATTTCTAGTCCTATTTTCTTACGGATATAAAGTTTTTGTATATCCTTCCATACACAAACGGACAAAGTTTGCTATGGCTATATTTTCCTCGACACCGTGTATCAAATCCCTTTCGGTTATTGCTGCGGCATCTACGATACGCATTATACTATCTACTTTTGCGGTAGATGTAATAGCGTAGTCGAATACTGTTTTTACCACTTCTCTAGGCGGTATTCCGTATGTTTCTTTTAAGGCTAAATTATAATCATTCTCACGGAAACATAACGTGAGAAAATGTTTAGCGTCAAGACCCTGTGAAACAAGGCCGTTGATGAACCCTTCCGGTTCGGGGTGAACAGAAAATGCCTGTAAAGCATTGATACTATTTCTTAAGTCTCCTTCATGTGCATCAGCAATCAGATTCAATTGACCTTCTGTAATAACCGTACCTGTTTTACCTGCTATCATAGATAATCTTTTTACTATGTGTTCCTTAGAAATTGGATTGAACCTTAAAACTCTACACCTAGATTGTAGCCACTTGCTAACCTTACTCAAATCATTACAAGTAAGGATAAAATAACCCTGTGAGTTTTCTATAACACCCTTTAATGCTGATTGTGCGGCAGGTGTTAATTGGTCTGCTTCATCGAGAAGAAAGAATTGGTTTGTGTTGCCTGTCCTAGACATGGGTAATAACTCTTCTTCTACGAAATCAATACCTCTAGTCTTTTTACTACTAGCATTGAATACATGAATAGGCCAACCCAAATCCTTAGCCATAGCCAAAGCAAGGCTAGTTTTGCCTGTACCTGCTTGTGGGCTATAAAAGATAAAGTGTTGTAAAGAAGTTATCTCATTAATAACTTCGTTTTGGCCTACTATCTCACTAAGAGTAGGTCTGTATTGAGTAGCCCATATTGTCATGTTATTTTCTCCTTAGTTTTTTATTGGCTTATCCAACTTGTTAATGCTCTATGTATTATCAGAACGGCTCTCCGTTATGTTTCAAGGCTCGTTTATCAGAACGTGAGACTCTTAATCTTCGTGTCTTTACTCCTTCCTTTAATCCAATTGGTCTGCAACTATCTGTGCATATCGGTTATGGTTTTGGACTAGCACCTGTTTATCTAGCCTCGCCAACTTGAGATTTAATAAAGACCCATAGTGCCGTGTAATGCTGTTTGCATCCCACATACTCTACAAGTACCATATACTAACATTCTATCTCCCCTCATACTACCCTTGATTCTAACAAAGTCAAACTCATGGTGGTTAGGGTCGCAGTCTGTTTCTCCCATATTATTACCTCATTTTTCTACGGTTATATACTTTATGTTATGTATCGCAAGCGTCATATTTACACCTGTCTCTCATAAATTAACGCTTCTGCTGATTGGAATAAACTCATAATTTCTGCGTGTGCAGGTCTGAAACCTAATTGGCCGCCTGTTCTCGCTTCTGCTTCTAGGGATAGAAGTAATCCTACCATAATACCTTTTAGGTATTCTGTACTTACTTTTTCGGGAAGAGTATTAATCATATCATCTATTACTTCGTCATCCCCTAATTCGTAATCTACATCGGTAGCGAGACAAAGAACAAACCTCATGTATTGAGCCTCGTTCATATTTTGTGTGGTTAATATTTCCCCTAAATCTATCGGTTTCTCAACATTAAAGACACTTGCTATGATAGTGGATAAGTCATCCATTTCTATTCCCTGCATAGTCATACCTCTAGTGTTTTATTATTATACTTTCCTAACACAATGCAAACATTGAGTTTCATTTGGGGGAAATATTCTTATCTTACCACAAGAACATTGTTGTGCTTCTTGCATCTGTGCCGGAGTCATAACTGTCGGACTTCTTGTAAGCATAATATCTTCCTTTGTGTGTATTATTTTTCTATTAATGTCATATACTAAATGATTTGCTGATGTACCTATCGCATTTTCTACTTTAGTAGAACCTACTTGTACAATCTGTGGATTCTTACTTAACAAAGCCGAAAGACTGTGTGGTGAAGGTACGGTTCTAATGTTTTTTGTCTTACTTAACATAGCAGCCATCCCCTCTTTCGTCATAGCACCGTACTCCCACAAAATGTCCACGATAATTCGTCTGACCCTTTTGTTATTAGCACTCATGTATAAATGTAAGCCTCATAGTGCTTATAAATCATTCCCCATATCTTGATACATAGCAGCCATAAAAAACCCGTCATTTTCTGTACTCACACCTAATTGTATATCACTTTCGTCTATATTTACACGATTAGGTGGTAGTAGTTTTTCTACTAAAGAAAACGTAATATAAAAAATCAGCAACATAAATAACAGTTTCAAAATACCCAACATAAACATCACAACCATTCTTGTATCAAGTCCTTAGACTTCTTCATACCTTTAGGTACGTTTCCGCCTTGTTCCTTAATACGATTACTTACGGTTATAGAGTTTTTTACTATGACCTCTATATGCTTATCACTTGAACGGGTTTGTTCGTGTTGGTATTGCTGTTTTTTCTTCTTAGGAAACTTAGTTTTTTTATGAGCAGGTTCTATACCATAAACCATTATTGCCCTTACATACTTTTCCGGTAAAAACATAGCAGTTTTGGCTAATTTACGCCATACTGTAATGTCTACGTCATTTTCTTTCAAGAATGCCTTAGCCAAAGGCAAAGGGGTTTTACTAAATATCGCATTGACTCTTCTTCTGTCCTTCCATGTTAGCAAGGCATTTATAGGAGAGTAGTGATTACTTTTACCCTTAATCTTAAGAGAATCAGATACAATAACATAGTCCTCACTTTTGTTAGTTATCTTAGGTGGTTTATCACAACAAACTACAAGTCGGTTTGTTATCATAGGCAACCATTCTAGTACATCTTTTTCCTTAAACTTATTACTTCGTAGAATATATGTGGTATCTTTATCGGTAGGCGGTGTATCAATTTCACCTATCATCATAATGTATTTAGATTCCATAAACTTACTGTCATCATCTGTAAATATCACTATACCCATAGGCTCACCATAATTTTTTGCTACAATTTTTTTCAAATACTACTATATAAAGTTAGAATGGGTCATGCCCATAAACATAATTCTGCACACGTTCCATTTGTCCTGCGGTTAGACCCCAAACTTCCATTATAGAAGTCTTAGTTATCCTATAATCTGCATGATACCATTCTATACCGTTGTGAGTTATATTTGCCGTAAGATTATCTTCTTTCATGGCTTCAATCAAATTAGGTAAATCCTTTTCATAGATTGCTCTATTGATTAACCTTCTAGCAGGTTCGTTTCGCCATTTCTTAGCCATCTATAATCACCGAAGGTTCTTTCAACAAAGCCATTTTCAATTCTACTTGGTCTAGCAATTGTGGGTGAGAACCTAATACCTCTATCAATATTCTCGACATATCATTGACCTGTGCTTGAGCCAACATCAACTGCGAATCTACGCCTATTTCCTTTTTCAATTGGCCTACCAATTTCAAAGAAGAATTAGCCTGTCCAATTAGTTTTGCCGCATCACTAACAAACTCGGATGATATACCACCTGCTGCTTCTTTCTGCACTTCTAATTCGTTTAAGTAATTCTGAATCCTAATAACAATATCTTCTGCTGCATCTAATGTAGAGATAGTTTGTTGTCTATCTTCTTCCATGTTCTTCGCCTGTAAAGCATCAAACTCTATATGATTATCCATGTGATTCATAACTGTACCTTCATTCCAATTATGCCTTACTTCTAAGAATGTAGCACTAAACTCTTCATTCATTATACCTAATTCGTAGTCCTTCTTGGATTTGTGGTCGCACATAGGACAGCCACCATCTAAAACCCACCTAAGAACCTCGATAGCAAAGGCATCATTTTCACCGTGTAGTCTTTGTTGTATTTCTCTTGCTGTCCTCATCTATATACCCCACTTTTGTTCTTCTTCATCTGATTCAAGACGTTGTGTACCGATACGACAGGTAACACCCTTTCTACCACGCCTCTTGACGTTAGGTGCGTATTCACCGTACCATGATTGACCTTCTAGGTTTTCTGTAACCCACCTCTTAGCCGATTGATAATCGCCCGCAGTAACCATCTTGGAAACCTCTTTCAACAATACTGATTTAGATATATCCTTCATCCAAAACGTACTCTTGATTAACTCAAGGTCTGCATCCATTACTCTTCTTCTCATCTCTAGTGATTGATTTAGTATTCCCCTAAGAGTATCGTCAAGAGTAATTATTAGTGGTTGTCCACCAACATAAGTAGGCTGCATCATGTGATAACCTATACATAATCTACGAAATAAATCTGCCTCAAAAGAACGTACATCTGGTCTGTTAATCCATTCAGCCACTTCATCGTCAAACAAAACACCTGTCGGTGGGTTGCGTGTAGCATATACCTGTCTCGTTCTAATCCAATCCTTAATTTCAATATTGAGATTGGCTAGGGATGACCTTTCCTCTATCTGCATATTTGCTTGTGCGTGTTGCGCTCTCTTGTATGCCTGTTCCTTTTCGGGTGTCATCTCAATATCAATGATAAAGAATCTTCTGTCAAGACCGGACTCCAATTCAAACCTAGCAGGTTGTGTTCCCGCCCATACAGTATAACGTGTAGTATAATTTACCCAACCGTTTCTCATGGCTTTATTGACTCTACCATTATCTAGTGATGTAAGTAATTGGTTTTTCATGTCTAGGCTGTGGTCTTTTTTAGACGCATCAGACATACTGCTAAACTCTTCAAAGCCTAAGAACCCACCGCATAATTCTCTAGCGATAGGTCGCCCTGCTATATTACCATCCTCGTCTACTGAACCAAACATACCTGCTTCTGTAACAGAATTAGCACCCATCATTGTACGATAACCATGACCCATATCTGAATTATTACTATGAACAAGACCTGTATTTTCTGCTAGGAACATTAAGATAAGAATACTTTTACCCGAACCTTTAGCACCTCTAAGCATTAGATGAATCCTTGTATCGGGTAATTGAGACATAGGAGTATAGAATGGCATATTGTTATGACGTAGTGGACAATGCTCTATAACGAAATCACCTGTCGTGTATAGTGGGCTATCGGGGTCGAAATCACACCGACTGCATTTGTTTAGACTGTTAAACAAATGACCGCCAATGCTACATAGAAATATTGGTATCTTATCTGCTACATCAATGAAGAAGTTTCTATCAGCAAACTCTTGAACCTTTTCAAATACGTTAAACTCATTCTCCAAACTCTTCACCCCCAAACTCTACCATAGCCCTATCAAGACTTAGCGGCTTGGTAAGGTGTTCTAAGTCAGACAATAGAACGGTTAAATACTTTTCCTTTTCATGGTCTACGGTCAATTTATATTTATCTTGCATAAACCACGACAATGTTTCTTGTGTCTCAGTATTTACAAATGTGTTTCTATCCCTACCACCTATTACAGTTATATTTTCCCTAATAGTATTTCTACAAAAGTTTTTGAACACCGCACCGAAAGCCCAAACAGGCAACGGCATCACTATATCTTCTTTTAATTTTGTTTTTGTTCGGAATAACGTTTCGTTAGCATCATCATATTTAGTAATTAACTGAATATCTTCTTCGTGATTCATGTAGTCAAAGACTCCTATTTGATTCTCATGTATCATTCCATGACTGGTAGTAGAAAACTCCTGCATTAGATTTACCGTAAGATAACATAGAGAATCAACACCCTTATTGTTTAGTGCTAAGACTATATCTCTAATGATTGGGTATGTGTATAACCACGATATAGAAGATTCATCATCGTTGTGTACGGGGAATGTATGTGTGATTCTAAGGATAAAGAATCTATCACCATCCATATTTCTCTTTTCAAACAATCTCCATTCGGGAAATACAGGTTCGGGGTAATTATTGAAAGGCTCTACTTGATGCAGCCTACTAAAGATTCTAGCAACGGGTTTCTCATCACCTATCAAACCCATGCCTGTAATAAAACTAGCATAACCCTTCTCATTCTGATTAAAAACTATAAGAGTTGTAGGTGTTTTAGATGTATGTTCGCCATATATCTTATTCCATACAATATCTGTATCTCCATAAGTTTCTACTATGTTAGCCTTCATTGTTCCACCACCTTAGTTTTAGCGTAATTCTGTAATACTTTAGGAAACTTAGTTATCTTCTTTTTACTTCTAATCATTTTATCATACGCTACTTCTAAATCTCTCGCTGTGTAAATATTAGTAGGTGTCAATTGCCCATGAGTATTCCTTTTTGATTCTGTCCTACTGTCAAATAATATACTCCTACTTAGTTTTGCGGATAATTCTATAGTCGTATTACCGCTACCATTTCCCTTTACCCTAATAGGGTGATAGTTTTTACCATCAGTATTCCTGTTTTCGTATCTTTCTTCATTCTTTTTCTTAAGTCGGTCTTTATCATTCAATATTTTGTTAATCTCATACGCTGTCATCCCTTCTTTTGAATCCTTTAGTATTTGATATACTTCATCTTGAAGCATTATACCTGTCGCTCTACCCATATTTCTTCTCTCCTTTTCTTTCGATTATAAACTTTTTAATTCTTTTTTTTATTTCTGCTTTTCACAAAAAGAATAAAACGATGTACTGCTCTCTATTTTCTAATTAATTTTATTTCTTCTATAGTATAGATGAGAATAATAGTAGTGGGCTTACCAAACATACTATTGAATTAATTAAAGAATTAACAAAACCGCAGTACTGCAAGCCTGTTATTCTTTTTGCGTAATTTAGAATCATAAAAAGAATAAATAATTTTCACGTTCTAACTTATTTTTATCGGAAAACCAAAGGTTAGGGTTGTATTTATCCCACGCCTTTTTACCTTTTGTTTTCGATAAATTACCCAAACTTATTTCATCATCTAGGTTCTCTAAAATCTGTTTCAAGACACCATGTAAAACATCGTTGTTTTCCATACATACAAGCCCGTCATTGGTGTGTGCGGGTACAGACTGTACATACCCACTACCGCACTTAATTCTCACCGCTATGGTATAGTGTCTTGGTAATTGTGTTATCTCTAGTAAGATTTCATGATTAACTTCTCCTCTGTCTATTATTAGATTTGTCCTAAAAATACTACAAAGCACTTTACCTCTCTTAAGATTTCTCATTTCTTTGGTGGCTTTACTGTTCATTAACAATATTTTTGGTCTTTCGCTCGTTCTCAAGTTAACAACACTAGATAAATTATCACGACAAGCAAGGAAAAACATATCATCTAATTGTAGTGGTTTCTTTTGCGGTATCTCTAATACTGAATTATTATCACCAACAACAAATGTAATTTCTACATCATCTGCATCGTAAATAGCATCATGTATTATTGCTTTTAACGAAAAACTAGATGGTCTGTGTTCTATACAATTTCTATACATGAAATTAAACTCGGATTTACTCAAAGGTTCTTGGCGGCATGATTCATAACAATAGTCTAATAACTGCTTCAATACTTCTCTCCTAATAATACGGAAATCATTACTCTTATTCTGCAATACTACATCACATTGTTGTATAACAGTTTTACCCTCATCGTTTCTCCTTACGGGCGAAGCATGATATATGGTTAAATCTTTTAAGTTAAAAGTATGTGTAATCACTCTTGCCACTCCATTTGTAAATTAAATATTATCTCTTCTAAATCTAAAGTATGCTGTTGGGTTGCACCACATTTATCACAACCTATAGTGATAAGTGCATCTTCACCTGCATTGACAATTTCAAAGTCTAGTATATCCACAAACTCATGCGGGCATCTCTCTTGTATGTATTCCTCGGCCATGTCGCTTCTCATGTCAGCATCTAGTTTTTCCCATGTGTGTTCATTCATTCTTCCTCATCCTCTCGTAATGACCCCTGTGGTTGTTTGTGATAACAGGTCTTGCAAAGGATTTCAGCAGTATTATTGCTCTCAACCCTATGGGCTTCAACCCTGTCATCCATGATTTCCTCATCTGTGCCGATTTCCTTTCCGCAATTATCACATTCAATCATTCTTCCTCATCCTCACTTACTTTTACGGGGCGTAATGCACCTTCATACAGAACACCATTTACCTCTATCTTAAGATACAATTTATATACACCTTCTGCACCATAGTAATCACAATCTAATATCTTACCTTTACCTATTGGCGGGCTACTGTATCTCGCAAAGTTTATCCATCTTCTATTCTCGCTCATATTTATTTCTCCTTACTGTTTCTTTTACCCTATCAATAGCATTCTTAAATCTCTTGATTGTTTTCTGCGGGGTTTTCGCTTTGAATTGACCTATGAACATAAACTCGTAAGCCATTTCTATTGTATTTCTATATCGCTGTATGCGATTCTCATATTCGGGTACATAGATACCAAACTCTTCTATTTGTCTAGCGATATTACTGCTTGGGTTATATCCTTGTAATGTTCTTATTACATCCTGTATATCTACTGCATTCTCATCTGCTTCTCGGTATTCATAATCTACATACGGCCATTGTGGTTCTAACTTCTTCACTTAAGCCCCCCCAATTTCATTACTTCATCCATGTCCTCAATCTTGTATAGATTTACTTTGTATCTATCTCCATTTAGTTTAACACCTACGCCTGTATTGTATTTACCTACACCTTTCATACTCTTTAATATGTTAGATATATGCTTAGGGTTCTTAATCTTGGATAGTGCTTGGTAGTTTAATTTACCGTAAATCTCTTGTGCTGTTAAGCCTTGTTCTTGGCCGATAAGTGCCTTAGCGACCATGCGTTTTAACTGTACTTTTCTCATAATATCCCTACTCTTCTTCTATATATAAGGTGTTCGATTCCGTGTCGCAAGCGTCATAATCTACATATTCATTTGCTGCTTTTGCTACATCTCTAATATTTTCGTTTGGGTGAGCATCTAGTGAATACTCAAGTATCTTTTGTGCGTACACTACTGCATCCATCAATTCTTCTTTCAAATGCTGTACCCATTCGACAAAAGATAGGTCATCCCTATCCATTGTAGTACCGTATTTGGCCTCACCTTTTTTAGCACGTTGTCTAATCTCAGCAATTACTTTTTCCTCAATACTACTCATTCTACATCTCTCCTATGCCAACTACCTTCTTCATCTTCTATATGAATAGCAGTAGGCCATTTTGTGTCCACGTTCTCGTAGGCATCTCCTACCCAACAAGTTACATCTCTTTCTATCTCACTACCATCATGTAAGTCCATATATAATGTTCCATATTTCACCCACCATTGTTTTACTTTGCCTTCGGCAAATGGGTTTGTTTCGCCATCTTCAATATCAAATATCTCATCCAAATCTAAGCAACAATGTGTTTCAAAGGTTAATTCAATTTTCTTTATATCTTTATTATCAATCATTCGTCATCATCTCCTATTGGTGGGTCGAGAAGTAATTCTATTGTATTTGCCCCATCATACACAAGACCTACAACCGTACATTCTCGTAAAGTCTCAATCTTCTCTATCGCTTCTCTCAATTGCGTACATCTAACAAAGTACCCACTACGTTGTGCGTGATTTACTTTTATGTCAATCATAACTCTTTCCTCTCTCATAATTCATCTCTCCATTCTTCTACTGCTCTAGCACAAAACTCTCTACTAAAACCAAAACAACTAATCAAGAAATTAGTCATCTCATCATCAGTTACATTATCGGGGTGTAACTCATCCATCCTCATTTTTCTTATAAGGTGGCTTTTCATATTCCTCATACTTGTAATACTTGTCGGCATATCACCTGTATAGCCTGTATCTTTAGGTAATTTAGGCATTAGAACCACCCCATACATTTACCGCAATAACTAGGGTACTTAGGTTTATTGTAAATTACTTTTCTTTTACCGCAATTACATTTATGGTCTTTGAAACTCATTCTTCTTCCTCTCTTGTACTGTTTCTACGTGCTTTGTATTTTCTATTGTATAGATACAATCGTGCCGCATTCTGTCTCTTGTTAGGCATTACTCTTCACTCTCCGGTGCTTTACCTTCTCTTATGGTAAAAGTATTAGGTACTACCTTGACCTCTTCATGTGGTGATTCTGTCAAGTATAGGTTTGCTATGGTATCTACACTACATTCTTTCACGGTAAAAATAGTGCCGGACTTTAGGTGTATATCTAAACTACCGAGCGATAGGGAAGAATGACTTACATTTTTTTGCACTATTGCCGCAATCTCTCGTCTGTCAATCTTTACTTTTCCGCTAATACAATCTAATGTATCACTCCAATAATCTCTTTTTAATTCACTCATTCATCATCACCTACTTCTTTTAATTGGTAGCCATCTTCTTCTGTATAATCATACAACTCTTTGAGGATGATACGACCATCATTCTCATCAATGTCGTATCTCTCATTGAGGTTTTCGTATTGGTCGTGCATGGAGTAATCATCCTCACACATAGACCAATAATCCGCAATACTCCATAGTGCTTCGCATTCATTTCTCAAATCTTCAATATGTTCAAGTAATTGTTTTTTTGTCATGTTTTCTAATTTCATTTTATATCGCCCCTATTTTATCTTCTAACTCTTGTATTCTCTCTAGTAATTCACAATACAATTCTTCTATCTCCATTTCTGCGTGGTGGCTCATACCTATATTGCTAGGTAAAGACTGCTCTACTTCTCTTATGTAATGCAAGGCATAATCACAAGCCTCTTCCGCATCTCTTAGCGTTTGTAATTCATCAGCAATCTCTTGTAATCTAACTTCAATCATCTTCTTACTCATCTAAGGCAACTCCCAATCAAAACCACTATCTATGTCTACATAATCTTGGATATGGTCACGAACATAGTCCATGTAATCATCAATACTTTGATGTACCAAATCATCTGCTTCAATCTGTACTGTTTCTTCAATCTGTATTTTTACTTTTATCTCAATTGTACTCATTCTTTCACCATCCTTGTGGTTCTTCGTCTACCATCATCCAATGTGCTTTAATGTCTCTAGTCGAGTATATATCTCCGGCATCAGAAGTCCATAGGATTACACCCATGTCTCCAACCCAATGACTAACAATAATCATTGTAATACCGTTGTGTATGTTCTCAAACCTATATCCTCTAATGTCGTGTTCACCTTCCGGTATAGGGGCTTTCGTTCTTAATTCTCTATTCTTTTTTCTTATTTCTTCTTTATTCATTGTTCATCACCTACTGATAAAAACGCATTAGCGTCTAACATTCTATGTAGAACAGTTTTAACGTGCAGTATTCTTTTTCTCGCTGCTGCATCCGTCATATCTTCTACAATATCGCCATTGTCTATCATATCTAACATTGAGCGATATATTTCTCTTTCCATATCTCTTTCGTATTTTTCTTTATTCATTTCTGTTATCTCCTTTGTCGGCTCTCGCCATGTTTCTACCTAAAACGTCATCCCTTTTAAGTCTACCGTTCTTGCTTCGCAAGCGTTGTTTTTTATTTAGGAAAAAACTACTCATTTTATTTCCTCTCCATCTTCTAATACATTACCACTTGATACTACATATCTTTGTGCTTTACATCTATGACATTCTACATCTACTTCTGTTAGTAATCTATTGTTAGATACAGCACTACAAGTATAGACTCTTATTACAGACCACGCACAACCGTAATATTCACAATCACTCATCGTGCATCACCCATCCACCAATGAGGCACAATACGGTCATCCCATCGAGCAAACTCTTTGCTATGATAATAACGCCTGTAAGCGGCTACTGCTTCTGCTGCATAAGTATGATATACAATCTCTCCATCAACGGGTTCGGGTCTGTATTCATCGGGCATAGCAAGAGCAAAATGTGTAAGGTCGCCTTCGGGAATTAGATTTGCCATATTACTAAGATGACGAATACCTGCCTCACAAAAATGTATTTTGTTATACTTGTCTGTGTATTCTTTACATAACTCTAAGGCATGACGTACAACCCAATTGTAATTGTCTTTAGTTTTAGATGTAAATAACGTACAAGGGTGGTTGTGGTAGCCACCACGTAGCGGAGTACCTTTTTTAGTAAGTGGCATCATGTCGGGCGTTGCACCGTGTCTAATGACACTACTACCTAGCATTTGTAAGCACTCGACTATCATTTTAGGCAGGTGCTTATTACAGTAATCTCTTGCTGCTAATTCGGGGCATTCATTTAGGATAAAAATATTCATTCAATCACCTCAACATATCCATCTTCTGAAAAACTACTTGCACCACATCTTCTATAATGTTCTCCAACCCAACCTTCAATTTGATAAAGGTAAAAGAAAGCAGGGGATAATTGACTGCATGAAGGGCATTTCAAATATCTTGTATCATACCATCTAATCTTCATAGTAAATCCCTCATATCTTCTATACTTACAATTCCCCTATAAATAAGTGGCTTTGTTTGTAGGCCATCTGTATATTCTAGTACGACATAGCACTCATCATCTCCATCACACCATGTCCATTCTAGTACTTTCATACTTACTTGTATCGTCTTTTCACTCATATTATACCCTCTCCTTCATAGTATTTAAGTCTGCTGATTGTGCTTCGCAAGCGTTATCGTAAGCATCCTTTAGTATTTTAGGAAAATGTTTTGGCTCGGTCTGTAAATGTTTCAGAGAAGCCAACCTACGTGCGACTTCATCAATATCTTTGATGTCGTACTTGTATATTTTATTCTTATTAATATCCCTACCAAAATCTTGTTTTACTTTTACCATAATATTACTTTTAGATAAAGTCATAGTAAATGCCTTTCTTGAACACACCCCAATATCAGAATAACCTTTTTTAGTATCTTTGATGTATGCGTTGTATAACTCCGTAGGAGTCTGTATGCCATGCTTCTGTATATACCTGTAAGAGAAATCTAACATCAATTTTCGTGGTCGTCTGCTACCCATATTATTCTTCCTCACATTCACATTCATAACACATATGGCATCCCATACAATTATAGTTTTCACAATCTATTACATCATCCTCGTAGGTATGCTCTCCGCAATTATAACAATAATATACATTATTTTCATCATTGTCATTTAATCTAACATAACCTGTAATGTGTTCACCTGTTTCTAAGATTGGTTCTTCGGTAAAAATAATACCTAGATTTGATATTTCTTTTACGCTATCTTTATCTGAACAAGTGCTGTTATTAGAAATAGCACCATAGGGTACGATAGCCAATAAACCTGCATCAACACCCATTTTCGTACCTGCAATCCATCCACGCATTTCTTTTACGGTATTACTAAAGTTCCAAACACCATCTCCGAAAGGACTATCCCAAACTTCGATATTACACGACACCATACATTCATTTTCGTCTAAGTAATCCCACTCTATGATGAAAGGGTAATTGTATTTACCATGTCCGGCCTTCTCACTCTCTTCTTGCTTTGCCCATAGAGCATCACAAAACTCATCCCATCTATCATCGTCTATGACATAGCAAGGGTCGCCCGCATAGTATTTGTAGCCGTAGTATTTTGGTATATTCATAATATCACAGCCGCCGTAATCAAAATACCTAATGATAATACCCCAAAAATAACTTGAGTAATAATTAGTACCATAAACTCATCATGTACTATTTCCTTAAAACTATCTCTAATCATTCTACATCACCTCTATCAATATAAGGTTCTAATAAACCAAAGGCTGAATCGCTACGAAGCATTGTATATAATGTCGCTGTAAGTTGTTGGTATATTGTTTCTTCATTGTGTCTAACCCACTTTGAATCAATAAATTGTTTAGCCATATCTTCAGACATACCAGTCTCTCTCGCTGCTGTATAAAAAGCAGCCCAAATAATATTTTTAGCGTAATTCTTAGTAAAAGAAATATTAGGGTTAAAGTCATGTTCATTGTATAATGTCTCTATCTCTTCATCATACTTGTGCAAATTAGTTAGTGTATCTTTCAATGCCATATTTATTCCTCTTCCTCTATTTCATCACCTATAAAATTAAACTCAGAATCAAAGGACACACTTCTCGCTGTCCTACAATCTATTTTTATGGGAATTATAATATCCTCGCCTTTATCAGACATACCGAAGAAATTAAAATCGGTTAATTTGTCATTATCACTAACTACTATAATTCTAAGTAAATGGTCTAAATCATCTTGACCTCTTAATATTCTTATTTCTTTTATTCCATGTGCATTCATACTTACGTTATTCATTTTATTCATCTCCGTTTGTTTCTTGCCAATCTTTCAAAATTGACTCTATATCCCATATTGCTCTATTTATTTTATTGTATTCAACATCGTCTACTATGTCCGTTTCTCTATTCAGTTTGTATAGTGAATCCATAGCATTTTCTAATTCTGCTAAGGCATTCTCTACTGTATCTTGTTCTCTTGTACTCATATATCTCTCTCCTTTTCCATCTTATTTAAGTCTGCCGATTCTGTATCACAAGCGTCATCAGTCCATCTTCCATCAGCGATTCCATGATACTCACTACCGATTCCGAATATTCTGTTGAGCCAAAATACTTTTTCCTCATCAGTAACTCTATCTAAATTACAATAAGCAGCAATCAATTCATTCATAAAATAAAAATAATCTTCTATAAAAAGTGATTTACCGTCAATCCATTCTACGCTTAAGTAAAGTTTCTTTTCTCCGAAATCTAAATTAAAATCTGTATTAGATTCGTTTATCCAATTATAAACTTGATTTGTAATGATACTTAAATCAGCATTCATGTAACCACCTCATTCAAGTATTGAGGATAGTCCTCTCTAAACATCTCATAGAGCAACTTCTCTGCCTTAGCCTCATCGTAGTGGTACTGAGAGTATAGGTTGAGTATCGTATAGAAGTTTTCTCCATCGTTCCAACTCCCATCCTTACCACAATGTTCGGGTTTTGGCTTTTCATCAATAGCATACATCTGTCCTTGTTCTATCTGCCTCTCTATATCTGTGCGGCAGTTGTGTAAAAACTCCTCATCAGTATCGTACTCATCTCTATTCATTCTGCAATCACCTCATTTTCTTTTACCACAAAAGAAGGGAATATCTGATGTACTCTTTCTAGTAATGCTTGACATACCCCACAATCTTCATCATAAGAATCAAACGTATCGGTATCTTCTTCAAATTGTGCTAAGTAATAATTACTTGTTAGATAACTCATAACCAATTTCTTTGTCAAAGGTGTGATAGTACCTGTATTATATTCCCAATCGTGTATTGCTTGTTTAGCCTCTTCATACGTTGGGTGTGAAGGGTTTTCAGCATTATATTGATACTCTCTACCTACATCACAAATATAACCTATAATCATGGCTATATCTGTATCATCTAAAACCGATGGTGGCGGTCTTACAGTCATCATTATTCTTCCGTTTTGTCTCTTGCATATTTCTCCGTGTCTGCCTCGTCTACTTCTTGTCATATATCTCACTCCTTTTTCTTTTTACTTAAATCTATTCATTCTGCCTCGCAAGCGTGAACCCTACAAAAGATAGGCTACGCCCGAAGGCGTAAGTAGAGGGTACTAACCCCCTACTTACTTTTACGATAAATCTTAGGCGTACATCTCCGTGATGGTTTCCCATGCTTTTGACTTCATTCTCGCACCTGCACCTACGATTGCTGATTCTACTTTGCTATCGCTTGATTTGCCGTCTTTTGAGTATGTCCACGAATGGTCTATATATTCCGTTGCTGTGTTAAAACAGCCCCAAGCCGAGCCACCCATTCCGTTCAATTGATTTGTTGGTGCTAACTCTAACTCTAACAATTCTGTGAGAGTATTTTGACCTCTAGTGCCTAATCCGTAAGGATTGTTAGCATCATAATCTTTGCCACCCTTCATCATATCTTCATTTTGTTTTAGCCCTAAAGTATCTATGTAGAAATTGATTCTCTCATCTTGAGACATTTCAACATTGATTAATTCTGTCGCTGTTTCCATGAATGTCTGATTGAGATGGTCTACAATTCTTAGAGCCTCAACCAATTGTGCAATCCTATCTTCTTGACGTGCTGAATGTCTGATAGTTAGAGCATTTTTATTGATACCCATTT